TTTAATATCCTTGAAAAGTCAAAAATGGTAAACTGATTGATAAACGATAAAACCATTTACCATCCAAATAATCGTATTGTTGTTCACTGACAACATAAAATCTTGTTCCGTTTAATTCAAAGTCTTTCGTTAATATATCCCGTGTCTTTTCCAACAAATCATAGCCTTCTGCTCCAATTAGACTTCTACTAATAATGTGAACTTCATAATTAATCATTGCGGCTTGTTTTACATATTGCGTGCTTTGGAATTTCACTAATATTGATGCCAGCGGGTGCGTGAATTGAAAGTCCTCCGGTCTGCTCGGATAGCTTAAAACTTCGTAACCCGGCAAATATTCCTTTAATCTTTCTACTATCTTACTTTCAATTTCACTATAAGTCATTTGAATATACCGATTTGTCGGTTGTGTAAATAAATGATTGGCTCATATTGTCCTCGTTCAATATAATCTTTCCTGTGTTAATATCCTCTAATAGTTTCATTGACTGCATATAACTATCTTTCACACCTTCGTTCACCGCATTGCGCCGCTTGTATAATTCGTATTTTGTCAAATCAAAACATATTGCTTTAAGAATATAATGCGAGTTTTTAAGAGGGAGTAAATATCTCCCTCTTAAATAATTGTCAATTAACTCGGATTGATTAGCAATAATAAGATTAACTAAATCTGTATTAATAGTTTCCCCGTTCACATCGTCGGTTAATTGAGCAACTGCTCTTTCAGTCATTATATTGATAAAATAATCGCTTGTTATGTACATATTAAACTACCGTTGCACTTATAACTAAATCTTTATTATGAACAATAGGTAATGATTTTTGCTCGATTGTCCAACTCTTCCAATTGCCATAAGGGTCTTCTGTAACTCTTACATAAATATCATCTTGGAATATTCCATCTGTCTTAATTATTGGTGCGTGGTGCATTCTGAATGAACCGTCCGTTGCTAACAAACAAATCTTATTGGCATTCATAATATCGGTTGAAGTGCCGCCATCGTCATAAGTTCCTACGTATTCAAAGAAACTAATTCCACGTATTGTTCCTAAGAATATAACCGAGCCTTCTGTAATGCCCTGTGTTAAATCTAATGCACCAGTGCGGTAATTATTGGCGTCTAATTGTTTAAGAATAGTATCATTTTTCTTAAAATAACTTGATGCGTTTGAACCTAATAAGCAAATATTAGGAACTGCATTTGAACGTTTCATTATTGTTGATTTGTAAGTATCAATTGTATCAAGTGGATTAACACCCGTATCGCTCCATTTATTCCCACTTGTCAATGTGAATGTTTGCTTGTTGGAAACGTAATTCATAGTTATTGTATTATTGCCAGCGGTTAATGTGCCGTCTACAAGTAATTTCATAGCCATATATTCACGTGTCCGCATTACTGCAAGTTGCTCATATTTCAATTCGTCGGTTACAAATTGTGCTTGTGCTTGCAGTCTTTGACTTGCATTTTGTATATACCCAGCGTCTTGTAGCCTTTTATAATCTGCTAATTCTTTTGCGGTGAATAATTTAAGATTTGCTGTTTTAGGTATCTTTACAGAATAAGTAACGCCAGTTCCTTTGGAACTTGGTACAGGACTTTCTGTATCGCTTACAAATGATGCTAATTTTGCAGTTCTTGTCCAAACCTCCCAATCTATAATATCAGATGCGTGATTTTCTGTTGCCTTGAAAATATTATGTAACGCAAATGTTGGTTGAGAATTAAAACTATTAATACCTGCTGTTAAGCTTCGCCAGTTTGTTATCATATCAATAGACATATTATACCTCCGTTCTAAAATTTAAAGTTCCGTATTTATACGCACCATCGCTTAACGCAACACCTGCTGTTAATTTATTTGTTAAAAATTGCCCGTGCACGTAAATTACAACGTTTGCAACGTCTGCACTTGTTGCGTCCACGTCTTCACCTAAAACGCCTTCAATTTTTGTTGTGTCCGTGCACTTAATGTATTTAGTGCCTGCAACATTTTTACTTAATACCGTTCCAACTGGTAACATTCCTTGACCACTTTCAATGGTTCCTTTTATTTCATAAGTATCAGCCGTTTTATAAAAAATACTGCTAACACCAATGTTTCCTGTATTTGTAATACCTAAATCGCTCATTATTTTACTCCCTTAATTAAGTCTACAAGTAGTTTAGTCTGTTCGTCGATTTCGTCGGTTGGTGGTGCTTCTTTTGCCACCTCTTTAAATTCAACTTGTTTTGGAAACGTTTTAATTAATTCTGTTAAATTGGTAAGTAGTGTTTTTCCTTCTCCAAATTGGTAATTTGGAACTGCGATACTTTTAATTAATTCCTTCTGTGCTGGAATTACATAACCCTGTAATGCTAATTCATTAAAGAATAAATTAAAAGCTAATTCTTCGTTCTTTCTTTCTAATTCTTTAATTTTCGCACCCATTTCGCTAAATTGTGCTTCGCTTAATGCTTGTTGTGTATTATCTACTGGTACGTTGTTATTTTGTGTTGTTGTGTCCATTTGGTTGTCCCCTGGTTTTAATAATAATAAATCTTTCAACATTATTTGGTAATCGTCTTCTCCGTATTTTTGTCGGATATATTCTTTGATTTTCTCAATATCATTAATATCATTTGCGGCAAATTCAAACAAAAGAAATTTGCTATCTGAGAAATACTCGGATAAAGGCTTTAAACCCTTTACCGCTGGTGGCACTGCTCCCAGTATTCCAAGATGGCGTAAAAGTCTGTTTGGATACAAAGCGATTGATTGGAATTTATAAGCTCCGTCCTTAATTGATTGAATTAGTTGCTCGCTTAAATCAACTAATTTTGCCTTTAAGATATTGCCTTCAACTTTCAACTTGTCCACCCAACCTAACGCCGCATCCTCGCTTGCTGGGTGTCCATAGACAATGGGTGCAAGGTGCTGTTCGTCGGGATTTTGATTGTTATAAAGATTTGCAATTTCGTTTAAATCATTTTCAGTCCACGTTTGAGTGTCGCCACTGCTGTCGGTGTGCTCGCCAGTCTTAAATACGTCTACCCATAGTTCCATAATCGTAACTTATATTTTTTTACAAAATTAAATACTAACTATTAAAGAAATTTACGTAAAATTGCTATTATGATAAATGTTAATTTTGCAATTATGAATGCAAGAAATAAATTAATTGGGAAACTTGATAGATTATTTTCAATCATTGTTCGTAACCGAAATTCATCCGACGGGTTAAATACCTGTTACACGTGTGGACAAGTTTTACCAATTAAAGAACTACAATGTGGACATTTTATCAGCCGTCGTTATTTTGCGACACGATGGAATTTTGACAACGCACGTCCACAATGTAATTCTTGCAATGTAATTAATAAAGGTAATTTAAAAATCTTTGAACAGAAATTAAGAAATGAAATTGGAGACGATAAAGTTAATTCACTTGTCCGAGACGCCAAACAAATTACAAAATTTTCAACGTTTGAACTTTATCGCCTATTACTTGTTTTTACTCAAATTATAGTTGAAGAAAAAATTAATGTTAAAACGTAAAAAATCGCTGTAAGTTCTTATAAAATGTTTGTAAGTTCTTTAAAATCATCAATGGTACGAAACCGACCATTGCAATGGTGCAAAACGACCCATTCCAATGGTGCAAAACAGACCATTCCAATGGTACGAAACCGACCATTCCAATGGGTCAAAACAACCCATTGTATATATAATATAATAATATAAATAATAATATATATAATAATAGGACTTTGTTTTTTATGAAATTTATGATTAAGTGTTTTAAGAGCCGTGGTGAAGTTTTTGTGTGTTAGCCAATGGAAACCATTAACAAGGCAATAAAAATTCAATAGTAACGATTTATGAGCGAAATATGGGTAAAATGAAACAAGAAAGCAAAATGGATAAAGCGACAATCAAAGATTTAAACTTTGATACAAAAAATGCAAATAAGCACACAGAAAAAGGAATGCGACTACTGGAAAAGTCTCTATCTAAATTAGGTGCTGGTCGTTCTATCTTATTAGATAAAGACAACAACATTATTGCTGGCAACGGAGTAATTGAAGTTGCAGGACAAATCGGTTTGGAAAATATTAAGATTATAGAAACAGACGGGAACGAAATAATAGCAGTAAAACGAAACGACGTTTCTATCAATTCAAAGAAGGGACGTGAACTGGCATTAGCCGACAATCAAACGGCAAAAGTAGGAATAGATTTTGATTTTGAAGTCATTGACGATTTGGCAAATGAATTTGATTTGAACTTGAAGGAATGGGAATTTGAACCGCTGGTATTTGATACTAAACTTGAAGCAAGTGAGGATGATTACGAAAAGATTGTTCTAAATTACACACAACAAGAACACGAAATAGTAAAACAAGAATTATTAAAGCACGGCAAAACTTACGAAGCGGCTGTGTGGAATTTGTTGGGTTTACAATAAGACAATAATAATGAGTTATTTTTTTTTAAATATATAAATTAATCAAATGGCAAGTGAACAAAAATACACCAAAGAACAAGTAATAGACGCAATTAAGCGTTCACGTGGCTTTATTAGTCAAGCGGCAAAAATACTTAAATGCACGAACGCAACAGTCTATCATTACAAAGAACGTTACTCCGAGGTTGAGGATGCAATTAAGAATGAACGTGAAAGCCTTTTAGATTTTGCAGAAAGTAAGTTATTGGAAAATATCAACAATAATGACAATGCGGCGATTATATTTTTTCTAAAAACACAAGGCAAACATCGTGGTTATTCAGAACGGGAACAAATTACAATTAAGAATGATTTCACTAATTTTCAAATTCCTAAAAATATAAACAACTTAACATATATTGAGAACAACAGCGAACATACCCAGTAATTTTGCCAAGATTTACACCCGTGGCAAATACCAAACGCCTTTGCATATTCAACAGTTAGAAAGAAAGGTGCTTGAATTACTACTCTCAAAGGAAAAATCTAAATTAATTATTACGTTCCCACCACGGCACGGAAAAAGTGAATTCATAAGTAAGTATTTACCCGCTTGGTATCTACTCAACTATCCAAATAAAGAGGTAATATTAACTTCTTATGCTACAAGTTTTGCAACCTCTTGGTCAATGAAAGCAAAACAAGTTTACTCTTATTTTAGAAACGATTTTACTGTTGATAGACAAGGACATTGGGAAACAGAGGCAGGCGGGGTTATGCACGCAACAGGTGCGGGTGGTGACATCACAGGAAAAGGGGCGGACTTGTTTATAATTGACGACCCGGTAAAAAATTCAGAAGAGGCATTGAGTAGGGTTTACAGGGACAAAACTTATGAGTGGTTCAACTCCACTGCCTTTACACGATTAAGCCCGGATGCAAAAATAATAGTAATTCAAA